TAAATTTAAAAAATTATAAAATGAAAACATCAATTATTTTAAAGGAGGAAAGATCAGACATTATTTCTCAGTTGGAAAACATTAAAGATGTTGCTACAACTGAGGAAAGAGATTTAACCTCTGACGAGAACAGTCAAGTTGATGGATTATTAGCGGAAGTTGATAATCTTGATTCTAAGATTGAAAGAGCTGAAAAAATGGAAACTATAAAGCGTAACGCTGCAGTTGTTTCTGGAGTTACAGCTACAAAAAAAGATAAAGACTTAGAAAAATTTACTTTTCAAGGTGCTGTTAGAGCGGCTTACTCTGGTGATTTATCAGGAATTTATAAAGAAATGGATCAAGAAGCTAGAGCAAAAGCAAGATATACAGGTCAAAACTATAGAGGTGTAGCAATACCATCTTCTATTTTAACAAGAGCTCAAGATTATGTTGATACAACAAATCAAAATTCTATAAGAACTATGAGTTTTACAGACCAGTTACAAAGTAATCTTGTATTAGCTTCAGCCGGAGCGAATACTTATTTTGGGGTAGAAAACATGAAGCTACCAGTTATAAGCGGAATTACTTCTGCATGGCAACCAGAAACTGGTGGAACAGAAGCTGATGGTGAAGGTACTACTACAAACGTTACTTTAACACCTAATAAAATTATTTCTATAGTAAATGTATCGCAAGAATCTATGGTTCAAAATTCTTCATTAGAAGGTGCTTTACAAAGAAACATGGCTGCAAGTATAGCTTCTTATTTAGAAACTGCTTTATTAGATACAGGTAATGTAACAAATGCCCCAGCTTCTATTTTTGCTACTGCTGCTGCTGGTTCAACTGCTGCTTTTAGTGGTGCTACTGCATCTGCATTAGATAACACATACATTGGTAACAAAGGAACTTACGAAGGTGCAAGAATGGCTTACTTAATGGATGGTGATGCTTATGCAGACATTAAAACTTCTCCTTTAGTAAGTAATGTATCTGCTGCTTATGATATGAGAGATAAAACTGTTAATGGCATGTTTGCTTTTGTTAGTTCTAATGTTGCTGCTAGTGGTGCATCTAATAAAGGGCATGTACTTTATGGAGATTTCTCAAAAGTACACATTGCACAGTTTGGTGGTCTTGATCTTTTATTTGATCCATACACTTATGGAGGAATTGGAATTCCAAGATTAATTGTAACTTCATTAGTTGATGGTGCTGCTGTACAAAATTCAACAGCTTTTGCAAACTTAATTGAGGCTTAATAATTAATATTTAATTCAGAAAAGGGGTGGTGGAACTGACCATCACTCCTTTTTTTATAACTAAATAATATGAAAACATATCAAGTAATTACACCAGCGTCAACTTATCCAGTAAGTTTAACTGAGGCAAAATCACATTTAAAAGTTGATACTACCGCAGATGATACTTATATTGAATCTATTATAAAAGCTGCAACACAATTAAGTGAGGAGTACACTAATAGATTTTTTATTGATACTGTTATTGAACAATATGCAAGTAGTTTTGCTGAATTACAAACATTGTTTAAAAGCAAAGTTCGTTCAGTTGATCATGTTAAATATTATCCAAGTAGTACAACAACAATACCTTCAACAATTTCAAGCCCATCTGGTGGCTCTGGTTATACTGATGGAACGAATGTTGAAACATTAAGTGTAAATGGAACTGGGTTAACAGTTGACATAACAACAAGTGGAGGGGCTGTTCAAACTGCAAGAATAAATCAAGCTGGTAGCGGTTATAACATTGGAGATACTGTAACAATTACAACAACTGGTCCTCCAAGTTCACAATTTACAATTACATCATTAGGAACAACATCAATTAATGTTTTATTGAATAATGATATTTATGATGCTCAATTAAATTATGAGCCATCACAAATACAATTAGTTGATGGACAAAGTTTTCCAGATATTACAAAAAGAAATGATGCTGTTTTAGTTAGATATACAGTTGGATATGGAAGTTCAGCAAGTGATGTTCCAGAAATAATTAAACAAGCTATACTTTTAACTATCGGGAATTTCTATTCTAACAGACAATCTGTGATAACGGGTAAAACTGCAACTGAGTTGCCACAAAATAGTAAATGGTTGCTTGATACTTATAAAGTTCAAATAGTAGGATGACAATAGGTGAACTAGATAGAAGAGTTGAAATTTATAATGTTAGTACATCAAGGAATGATTATGGTGAATTGACAAGGTCATATAGTGCTTTTCGTACAGTTTGGGCTGCGATAGAATGGAGAGGCGGAAGTGAAGGGGTTGATCAATCAGAAAAAATAACTGGCATGACTAAGTTGCACATATATATTAGGAATTTAGATATGAGTAGTTTAAGTTTACAATCAAGATTAACTTATGATGGGAAATATTATTTTCCAAAAGTAATTAATCAGATAGATGGAAGAACAGCGTTTTTAGAAATAATTTGTGAAAATAAAGATTAATGGCAAAATCTAACGTTACAGTTTTAGGCACAAAAGAATTAAATGATATGTTTATGCAACTACCTAAACAGATCAAAAAAAATACTGTATGGCAAAGATTTTGGAGGAAAAATTCAAAGCCTTTTATTGATGCTGCAAAATCAAATTTGAATAGCTTAAAAGGTCAAGAAAATCAGTCAAATAAAAAAAGAACTGAAACACTAAAAAGAAGTATAGGATATTTTACAACAAGAAGGAGTAGAAAATTTTTAGGAGGTTTTGTTGGTCCAAGAGTTAAAGGTGCATACAGAAATGAAAAAAGTGGATATTATGGAGCATGGGTTGAGTATGGAGGTCAAGTAAAATTTGGAGGCAGAGGATTTGGAGAGGATCAGCCATTTATTGAGCCATCATGGAAAAGTAATTATTTAAAAGTAACACAAAATGCTATGGGTGATGCTGAGTTTATTATGGCAAAAGCTATAAAAAGTCATGAGAAAAAGTTACAAAAATATGGTAAATTTGGAGTGTAATGCAAATAGGTAAATCAATATATTATATTTTAGTAAATGACACTGATGTCAGTGCTTTGGTTGGCACTAGGATATTTCCTAATGTAGCACCTCAAACAACTACTTTACCTTTTATCATTTATGATGTTACTGGAGTAAGTCCAAATGACACAAAAGAAGGACCAAGTACATTAGACACAAATGATGTTATGATTTCATGTTATAGTGAAACATATTCTGAAGCATCTGATTTAGCTCAAAAAATTAGAGTTGCAATGGATAGAATTAATGAAGGACTTTATAATGATGAAACAATTCAATCAAGTCAATTTCAAAGTTACAATGATATATTTGACGACACTAGCGGTGATGCTGGTATTTATAGAAAGGCTTTAGATTTTGAGATTAGACAAATAAATCCAACAAATTAATATAAATAAATATGAAAATAAAATTACAAAAAAACTGGAGGTATGCTGGTCAAGTAATTATGGCTGGAACTGAAATGGAAATAAAAAATGAAGAAACTATTGCTTTTTTAAAAGATAATGGTTACTTAAAAGAGAAAAAAGAAAAAAAGGCAAAAGAAAAAGTTGCCAAAGAAAATAATTAATTAATTAAAAAATAAAAGAAAATGCCTATTTTAAATGGAACTGAATTAAAAGTTTATAGCACTGGAACAACTAATCTTGTTGCCTTTGCTCAAAACTGTACATTGAATGTAAATCATTCACCAAGAGAAATTACAAACAAAGAATCAGCTGGAAATAAAGAAATTTTAGAAGGATTAAGAGATTTCTCTCTTGATGTTGATGGTGCTTATGCATGGACTGATGCTGCAAGTACTCCAGCTGCTTTAACAAATGGAGCTGATGACTTATTGCAAACAAACCTATTAGCTAATAGATTAAAAGTTGATTTTATCTTTGGTGATACAGCTGCAACACATGATGTAAGTTATGCTGGAAGCGGTTATATTACTTCAATGAGTTTTACTGGTGGAACTGAGGACACTGCAACTTATTCTTTGACTATTGAAGGAACTGGTGCTTTAACTCAAACAGTACAATAAAAATCTAGGTGATTAGCTTAGGCACTGATTTTTGTTTAGTGCCTTTGCTATGATCCTTCTAAACTAAACAAAAAAATGAATTATACTTTTATAGAAATAGACAAGAAAAAATATCCTATTAAATTTGGATTTAATGCTTTGCGTAAATACAGCTCAAAAACAAAAACATCATTGCAAGATTTAGATAAACTTGGAACTGATATGACTTTAGATGACGCTTTGAATTTAATTTTCTGTGGAATTGAAGATGGTTATAGGGCTGCAAAGCAAGAATGTGAAATAAGTATTGATGACTTAGCTGATTTAATAGATGGTGATTTTGATAGTATTGGAAGGGCTATGGAAATCTTAGCAGAACAAATGGGAGGTAGTAATGAAAAAAAGCCGAAAGCCAAGAAGTAGAAAAAAAACTTTCTTGGCGTGATTTAGAAAAAATTGCTTTCGGTTATTTAGGAATGGGAGTTGATGAATTTTATGATTACTTACCTAAACATTTTTGGAATAAGTTAGATGGCTTTTATGAGCTTGAAAACATAAGAGAAAAAGGAAGGTGGGAAAGAACAAGATGGCAAACAACATTGCTTTTAAATATACAAATAGCAAAAGGTAAAAAGTTAAAGCCAACTGATTTGATAGAATTTGAATGGGACAAGAAACAAAAAGAAATAGATTATAAAAAGTTGAAAGAGAAAGCTGAGTTTATTAAAAAAATGAGTGAGCATGGCAAATAAAAGTGTAGGTTTTTTAACTATTGCATTTGGAGCTGATTTAAGAGGCTTTGATAAAGCAATGAAAAAGGCTCAAAGAAGTATCAAAAAATTTGGTACTAATATGCAGCGTACTGGTAAAAATTTAAGTAGAAACTTAACATTGCCTTTAGCTGCATTTGCAGCGGCATCTGTTAAGGCTTTTGATACTCAAGCCAAAGCTGAAACCAAATTACTTACAGCGTTAAAAGGGCGTGAGGATGTACAAAAAAGATTAATTGCTCAAGCTAAAGAATTACAAACACAAACTTTATTTGGTGATGAAGAAACAATAGCAGCTCAAGCTATGTTGGCAACAATGGGATTAGAGGAAGAGGCTATTATGAGGCTTATTCCTTTAGTTCAAGACATGGCAACTGCAAAAGGAATGAATCTTGTTCAAGCCGCAGATTTAGTTGCTAAATCGGTAGGTAGTTCAACAAACGCATTAAGTAGGTATGGAATAACAATAACTGGGGCGGTAGGTAGTCAAGAAA